TAAAGTCGGTGAGTACATCAAAATTGTGGATGCAAAACCTTTTCTTATACCATATGAAAACGGAGAGATTTTCAGAGTAATTGGTGTTAAGAACGCAACATGTGAGGTTGAAAACCCTGTTAAAAGGTTTTGCGCATGGCACAGAGAGTACGTTGTCCTTGAAAACTACAAACCGGAGAAAGAACCGGAGAAGAAAGACGAAATCTGCGTGGGAGATACCGTAAAAGTCACAGATACCGGTAAGCAGTACAACTTATACGGTACATGGAGTGGTCTTTTAGGATACGAACAGAATTTTGTAAGAGGGTCAGATGTAAGCAAAGATGATGAATACAAAGTTTTAAGAATTAAAAAACACGATTATATGTCTAAACGTACTCTTGCACTTATTCAGAATCCCAAGACAACACAGGTATTCATCATTAACATTAACGGCATCAAAAAGGTAGAAAGGTAGGTAGAAATATGGCAGACGAAAAGAAGCAGGAAAACACAGGAATTGTGGAATACGAATCAAATGGGGAAATTGTAAAAATTTCCCCAACAACGGTAAGAAAGTACCTTGTAAGCGGTGGTGGAAACGTATCGGATCAGGAAGTAATGATGTTTATGTCTCTTTGCAGATATCAGCATCTTAATCCTTTTTTGAAAGAAGCATACCTCATTAAGTTTGGAAACAATGATCCTGCTACTATTGTTACCGGAAAAGATGTTTTTACAAAAAGAGCCGATGCAAATCCGAATTATGCAGGAAAAAAAGCAGGAATTATTGTTCAGAAGAAAGATGGTTCCGTTGAAGAAAGAGAAGGATCTTTTGTCCTTAAGGACGAATCTATTGTAGGAGGTTGGGCTAAAGTGTTTATCAAAGGAAGAGAGACACCGGAGTACCAGTCAGTATCTTTCGATGAATATGTTGGAAGAAAAAAAGATGGAACAATCAACGGTCAATGGTCTAAAAAGCCTGCAACAATGATAAGAAAAGTTGCTGTTGTACAGGCATTAAGAGAAGCTTTTCCGGATAAATTCCAAGGTTTGTATGCACAGGAAGAATTTCCTGATGTTTCCGATGTGAAACTTGATGTGGAAAAAGTTGTGGCAGAAGAGGTACAGGCAAATGCAAACACTATCGAGTTTCCTGACGCAACATTTGAGGAAGTACCGCAGACCGCAGAGACGGACATTGCCAGCGCAGAGACACCGGATTGCTTTAAGTAGGAGGTTGAATAATATGTATACAGATATGTATAGAGTTTTAAAAGAAGGACAGTGTGGAGATTTCCGAATTGAAAAATTTGAAATAACTCCTAATAATTTGTATGCGGTTATTCATGGAATTAGTGTTGGAAAATATGTACGTCTTTTACATAAAAATGAAGTTGTAATGTCTGACACAAATATGGAAAAGCGTACAAATTCCAAATTTGTCATAAACGCTCATGGCAATGTTCTTATTGGTGGTCTTGGAATTGGAATGATTCTTTTGGCAATACAAGATAAAAGTAATGTTGAAAGGATTATTGTTGTTGAGAAATCAGAAGAAGTTATAGCTTTAGTAAAAGATCAACTTCCATTGAATAATAAGGTTGAAATTGTAAATGAAGATGTATGGGAATATATGCCATCTTGTAAATTTAATACTATTTATATGGATATATGGAACTATATAAATACAGATGTTTACAAAGATTCTATGAAGCCACTGATTTCAAAATATAGAAAATATCTTGTATCAAAGGAAGAGGACGAAGAAAGATTTATTGATTGTTGGTGCCGTTTGGAAGCAAAGAAAGGAAAAGCAATATGAAGCTAAAATGTTTAGGTTCCGGTTCTTCCGGTAACTGCTATCTTCTAACGGCAGATAACGGTGAAACGCTTTTACTGGATGCAGGACTTCCCATCATGGACATAAAACGTGGTCTTAACTGGAATATTAAGTGTGTTGTGGGTGCGATATGCACCCATACGCACAAAGACCACTCATTATCCACATCAGACCTTGAACACATGGGAATACCAGTATTTAAGCCATATGAGAGTTTAGAACCTATGGAAATAGGGTTTACTGGTGGAAAAATAATGGCATTTGATCTTACGACACTGGATGGTAAGTGGACACATACAAACGCTGATGGTTCAGAATGCCCTTGCTATGGATTCCTGATTACTCACCCGGAAATGGGAAAATTGCTTTATGTAACTGACACGGAATTTGTTAAGTGGCGGTTTCATGAAGTAAACCACATCATTATTTCATGTAACTATCAGAAGAAGTACATTACAGAGGATTCCAACGATGCTAAGAAATCCCATGTGTACCGTGGTCATATGGAACTGGAAACGGTAAAAGAATTTGTTCTTGCGAACAAATCAGATGCCTTGCAGAACGTCATATTGTGCCATTTAAGCCGTGATAATTCTGATGCCAAAGAATGTGTCACAGAGGTAAAAAAGATTGATCCATTGGCGAATGTGGACTATGCGGCAGCAGGCAAGGAATGGATTTTACAGAATGGAAAGGAGTGTCCGTTTTGAGTGGTGGAAGTTTTGGTTATTTGTGCTACAAGGATGTCAATGAGCTAATGGAGCCGTCAAGTATCTCCAACCTTGAAATTATGGTGCAACACTTACAGTTGTACGGTTACGAGGACATAGCACGAGATACACAGCGGTTGATTGAGTATATCCGGTCGGCAAGTATCAGAATTGAGGTTTTGAGCGAGAATCTTAACGGTGTTTTTCATGCGGTAGAGTGGTATGAGAGCGCAGATACTGGCAGAGAGACCATGATTGCAGAACTGGAAAAGTACAGAAATGGTGGTGCGAATGGCTGACACATTTTATAGACCACTTACACCACAATTAAGAAGTGAAATAATGCAGAGCATTGATTCTAACATATCCGAACTGAATACCTGTAAAAACAATGCTTTAGTCAATATGCAAAAGACAGGATATGGGGCATTGAGAAATATTATAAATGCCTTGCCGGACGGATATTTGATTCCATTTGAAAGGCGGTGATGTGGTTGGCTGATTGGAAGAATATAGCAAAAGCAAAATCCATAGAGAGAAAGAATCGTGAAAGAATACTGGCGGTTAATCCACACGTGGACGATGGAAGTGGAATTTACTTTCTGACAAGAACAGACGAGGATGGTTTTCGTTTTGCGTATGTGGGACAGGCGGTACACCTACTACAAAGACTGGCAGGGCATCTTAACGGATACCAACACATTGATTTATCTCTTAAAAGTCACGGATTATATTCTGTGGAAAATATATACGGTTGGAAAATCGGATTCTTACATTATCCGGTAGAAGAACTGGACAAGTGGGAGCAGTACTGGATTAAGCGTTATGCGGACGAGGGTTACCAGCTTCGCAACAAGACAGCCGGTGGTCAAGGTGATGGAAAGAAGCAGATCGCAGAGTACCGACCGGGAAAAGGTTACCGTGATGGTCTGGAACAAGGCAAAATCAACCTTGCAAGGGAACTTGCGAACATAGCCGACAAGCATCTAGTCATCAGTTTGAAGCCTGAGAAGCAGAACAATTCAGTTTCACAGAAACAGTATCAGAAGTTTATGGAACTTTTGCATGGAGAAAAGGACGGTGAAAGTAATGAATAAAACAGACTATGAAGTACTTTTACAATATGTTGAAGAAACTGACAAGGAGTTTTATGAATCTCTTTCTACTCAAAAACAAATTATGTATCTTTGCTATCAATATGAAACTAAATCTTTTAAAAAGTACTTGTTTAAGTATAGATTTCAGCAATTCTGTAATGAATTAAAGGAGTTTTTCAGAAAATGGTGAAATACGAAGATGAATGCTGCGGATGCGCTGCTGGAAATTATCCTTGTATTGGATCTGCTTGTCCCAACCGCCATGTGAAGCATCTGTACTGCGATAAGTGCGGTGAGGATTTAGAGGAACTTTACAATTTTGAAGGTGTCCAGTTGTGTAAGGAATGCATGTTAAATCAATTTGAGAAGATTACATGAGTGAAAAAAATTACGATTGTAGCTGTTGGAATGAGTACCCAAACACAATGCACTCAATCAACGGACGTACTCACAAACCGTATCAAAGTGGTAGATGGAAATGTGTTGATTGCTACGAATATGTAGGAAAATCAGAATACGGTGCTACTCATTGCAAAAGGAAAGAGCCAGAACTTGAAAAGAGGTGATACATAAAATGCCAAAACGATATGACAATCCGCAGGAAATTTTGAAAATCATGCGGCAGACAGAACTTTTGAAGCAGTCTGCGAATAGAAGTCCATTCACCGGAATACTGACACTGTTCTGCTATACCTTGTGGAAAGACTATAAGTACTCACAGACGAGACTTTCCGACTTTTGCGGTAAATTCACCGAATACAATGAAAAGTACGAGAATGAGCCTTATACGGAGTTACAGAGCAGGCTTAACGATTTTGCAGACTGGACGATTGAGTACAAGGAATTTACCGAAGCTGATTATCCACATTACAAGTCGGTTGTAGCGCAGAAATGCATCCAGGAACAGGTCAGATGTAACAATCTTATCAATGAGTTGTCCACAAGGTACATCCTATATGGAATGGTAATCCTTATGGAAGATGGATTCGGTAAGAAGAAGCTGACGAATTTCAAGGATAAGTTTTCTGACCACATGGACAAAGCCGGAGACAAGTGCAACGGAAAGGATTTCATGAACTTGTGGAGAGAACTGGTGGAAAACACCGGAATCTATATTGAGAAGCCTATTTTTGAGTAAGGAGTTCTAAATGGCAGAAAAACGAATGTTCAGCGCAAAAATAATTGAGAGTGATGCTTTTTTGGATATTCCTGCTACGGCTCAAATGCTTTATTTCCATGTTTGTATGAACGCTGATGATGACGGATTTGTGAACAATCCACGGAAAATCATAAGGATGTGCGGTGCTTCTGATGATGATTTGAAAGCATTGATAGACAATAGATTCCTTTTATCTTTCGATAGTGGTGTTATGCTTGTAAAGCACTGGCGCATTCACAACTACATTCCACCGGATCGTTACAAGCCGTCATGCTATGAGGATGAGAAAAGCAAAATAGGTGTGAAACTAAACGGATCATACACTACAGACCCTAAAAAGATGGTTTCCCCAGTAGAGGGAAATCCAAAGAAAAATTGCTACGACAAAGAAATCAAACTTGATAAGAGGTGATATAGATGCAGATGACAGGTTATGAATTGTTGGCGAATTATGAAAAAGCAGAGGACAAGGATAAACAGATTCAGATTCTTGCGGATTTGAACCACATTCCGGTTGACATGGTGTGTTTTGTGATTGACAACAGAGAAAAATTTGAAAATTTGGAGACACCATTGTCCACAGAAGAATTTGCAAAGTGGTGTGAGACGGAACTTGACCGTGTGGATGCTAATATCCATGCACAGGAAAAATATTACAGAGAAATTTGCAATGTATACAGAATCGCAAGTACATACGGAAAAAGGAGTGTAGCTGTATGAGAGAGGGAACAGGAAACTTTCAGAACGGTGACTTACTCTACATGGCTACACATCCGGTTGCTGATGCTATTAGAATCGGACGCACGAAGCCGTATGAGTGCAAATATCCAGTGATGGAGAGCAAGCCGAGGATCTCGGAAAGGAGTAAGGATGGGAAAAGCAGCAGGGATTAGAGGATACACAGCAGACGAAGTTGCAGAAAGTAGACGTATAGAACTGGAAAAAGACTATGAAAAATGCCGTAATAAGTTTGATGAAGTAAAAATCAGAACGCAATCGGTTAAAACTGCAAAATTAGAACTTGAAGAGTGCAAACATGAGCATGAAAAAATGCTATCAGAATATCGCAGAGATAGCGTAGACAGAGTTTTATCGTACATTCGCACAAAGAAAATTACGGACTCAAATGAATTGGATTTACTGCTGTGCCACTGTCAGAATAAGCTGAACGGCAACATTGATGGTATTGAGTTAAATTTGCACTATGAGTAAAGGAGCAAGGATGGAGAGACTGACAGAAAGAAAAAGAAATTTTAATGGCACTGCTATAAGCAAAAAGTCAATGATAGACAGAGAAGGATATCCTACGGTAAGTGATTATGCATCAAAAGTACTTACAAAATTAGCAGCATATGAGGATGCCGAGGAACAGGGATTACTACTGCGATTAACGTGCAAGGTGGGAGATACCGTTTATGTAGTCACTTCTCCATTTAATGTGTTTGATGATATTGAATATGATGAGAACATGAAAGACGAAGTCTATGAAGCTTATGTTTCTAGTGTATCATTTTATGAAAGTGGAGAACAATATAGAATTTACTCTAAAGTAACAAATCATTTTATAGGAGCATATTTTAGAGAATGCGATTTTGGTAAAACGGTATTCTTCACACAAGAGGAAGCTGAAGCCAAACTGGAAGAAATGGAAGGTGCGGAATGAAGAGAGAAGAAGCTATTTACTGCTTAAAGGCTCAGAGTGAACGGTACTCAGAGGTTTGTGAAGAATGTCCTCTGTACGGACAAACAGGAGTGGATCATTGCTGTGAGGATGCATTACAAATGGCAATCACCGCCTTGCAGAATCAGCCGGGCGATATCCTGTATGTCCGAGAGACATGGCGTGTTGGAGCATGGGATATATTCAATCAAATGATAGCCTTTGACTATAAAGACGGCACTTGCGGAGAATTAACTTACATACATGACCGGGAGCTGTTTGATAGGTTAGTAAATCAATCCAGAAATGATGCCAGACAAGCAAAATGCGAATACAACGGTGCGGATTTTGTCTGGGAGAAAGGAAAATCGCCTTGCCGTTGGCACCCATCCATCCACATGCCGAAAGAAGCGGCACGTATCTGGCTTAAGGTTACGGATGTACGGGTAGAGCGGTTGCAGGAGATTACAGAGGAACAAGCATGCGTGGAGGGCACAGACCCTTGGGATGAAGCATGTTACGAAAACAACGGATGGCATCCAACGTTTTCGGACCCAGATAGTGGTGGAGACCCTAATATGATCGATGGATTTCATAAACTTTGGAACTCCACCATCAAGAAATCAGACCTTGACCGCTACGGTTGGGATCCTAATCCGTGGGTATGGGTTATCGAATTTGAGCGGTGCGAGAAGCCGGAAGGAGTGTGATGCAGATGGAACCCATTGATTACACCGCCCTGTACGAGCAGAACGAGGACTTTAAACGCTATGTTGACAGATATTGCGTAAAGCACCGGATCAGCGTGGAGCAGGCTCTACAGCACTATCTGGTGCAGATGGCGGGCAAGATGTACAAGGAACAGAGTGAAACAATAGTTAGATAAAATCAAGAAAGGAGCCGAGACTCTGGCCAGAGTGAAGCATATGCGGTCTCCTTGAAAAAAATGAAAAAATTAAAATGTGAGATTTACAGAGATTCAATGCAGAACTATAAGAAATATGCCATACCTCCGGCACAGCTTATCATTGCCGATGTCCCGTATAATGTCGGCAAGAATTTCTACGGAAGTAATCCTATGTGGTACAACGGCGGGGATAATAAGAACGGTGAAAGCAAGCTAGCAGGTAAGGCGGCATTCAATTCTGATTTCAACTTCAATCTGTATGAGTATTTCCATTTCTGCTCAAAGATGCTGAAAAAGGAAGACAAGAATAGCGTTACCAGGGGAAGAAGTAGCAACAGCCCTTGCATGATCGTGTTCTGCTCTTTTGAACAAATGCCTACGCTGATTGATGCCGCCTATAAGCATGGATTCGTCCATTACATACCGTTGGTATTTGTTAAAAATTACAGTCCGCAGGTGCTTAAGGCAAATATGCGTGTGGTTGGTGCTACTGAATATGCTCTTGTGTTCTACCGTGACAAGCTGCCGAAGTTCCGAAACGGTGCAATGGTTGACGAGGACGGAAAGACGATCCGTGGCACTGGAAAAATGATTTTTAACTGGTTTTCCTGGGAGAAAGACGGAAAAGATATTCCGAAAATCCATCCGGCACAGAAGCCGGTAGCAGTCCTTAAAAAGCTGATTGAGATTTTTACTGATCCCGGTGATGTAGTGATTGACCCTTGCTGTGGCAGCGGTAGTACCTTAAGAGCAGCCGCAGAGATCGGGAGAAGTGCATTCGGATTTGAGATTGACCGCAACTTTTATCAGAGAGCCAAAAATGAGATGATTGTCTTTGAAAGAGATAATCAGATTAGTTTTGAGGATATTCCGGGGGTGATGCCGTAATGGATTTTGGATATTACAACATGGATTGCATGGATGGGATGAAAGAGTTCCCGGATGGTTACTTTGACCTTGCGATTGTGGATCCACCGTATGGTATTGGAGAAAATGGGGATAAAAACCATACAAGAGGTAGCCTGGCAAAAGCAAAGGATTACAAGAGTTTTAGCGGAATGGATATAAAGCCACCAAACGAAAAATATTTCGATGAACTGTTTAGAGTGTCAAAAAATCAGATTATTTGGGGGGCAAATCATTTTATAAGCAAAATGCCGTTTGATAGTAGTTGTTGGATTGTTTGGGATAAAGATAATGGAAATACTGATTTTGCTGATTGTGAACTTGCATGGACTTCGTTCAGTACTGCAGTAAGGAAGATTAAATATAGGTGGAACGGAATGCTTCAGCAAAATATGAAACACAAAGAAAACCGTATCCACCCTACACAAAAGCCAGTGGCACTATATGAATGGCTTCTGAACCGCTATGCAAAGCCCGGAGACATTATCTTGGACACTCATGTAGGCAGTGCCAGCAGCTTGATAGCCTGCTACAGAACCAACCATCCATATGTTGGCTTTGAACTGGACAAGCATTATTATGATTTGTCAAAAAAGAGATTAGATGCAGAAATGGCACAAATGCGATTATCTGATTTTATTCCGGGGGTGATGCCATGATTCAGATGAGCATTTTTGACATTATACGTGAAC